ACCACGACGGGTACGGGGACAATTACGCTGGCCGGTGCTTCCCCAAACTATCAGGGGTTCTCCACCATTGGAGACGGCAACACCACGTTTTACGCTATCGTAATTGGTTCTGAGTGGGAAAATGGTATTGGGACGTACACCTCGTCTGGGTCAACATTGTCCCGCGACACCGTGTTGTCATCGTCCAACAGCGGGAACAAGGTCAATTTCTCTGCCGGAACAAAAGATGTGTTCATTAACTACCCAGCGGGCCGCGCAGCCGCATACGACACTCCTAGTCAGTCAACAGGTGCTTTCCACCTTCCGGTAGGAACGACAGCGGAACGTCCCACAGGCGCAACAGGGATGTTTCGGATGAACTCTACGACAGGCGAACCGGAGTGGTACGACACGCTTTCTACTGCCTGGGTTGGTTCTATCGGCGCTGTTCAAGCCACCGCCAAAGCATATAACTGGAACGGCTCATCAAGCAATACGGTACTTGATTTTACTGGGATACCTAGTTGGGCTAAAAGAATCACGGTTATGTTTAGTGGGCTTAGTCTTAGCAGCACAGCAGATATTTTGGTTCAACTTGGAGACGCTGGAGGTTTTGAAACCACCGGCTATGTATCATCTGGCTCCGCAACTGGAACAGGCGCAGCCATTTCTAACTCTACTGTTGGCATGATAATTCGTTCTGCCGCTGCCGCATCTATTACAAGCGGAATTATGACAATACAAAACCTAACCGGAAATTCGTGGGTAGCAAGTTACTCAGGAAAACAATCTTCAACTTCTTCTTCTTATGGCGGCGGGGATAAAACCCTATCCGACACCTTAACTCAGGTTCGTATTACAACAACCAGTACCGATACATTTGATGCCGGAACTGTCAACATAATGTATGAGTAGGACTAGATAATGTTTGGATATGCGCCGCTAGGCTCGGAGGTAATTGGCGCTGCCTTCCCTGTGGCGGGCGACCCAGATTGCGGGCCGTTTACGCTAGAGCAGCTAGATATGTTTGGCAACATAGACACCCTAGCGTTTCCGCTAGACGACATCATTTGGACTCTTGGTGACACCTGTATCCTGTACGGAAATGGCGACGTAATCGCGGCGGGAACGGTAGATTCTTCTGCAATCCGAAACAGAGTTGTTGCCGGTAATGTCTCTGGTGTTGGGACGGTAGTGTCATCTTCAAACGTCACTAGAAATGTTGTTGGTGCAATATCTGGTGTTGGGACGGTATCTGCTTCCGCAACGCCAATTCGCACAGTTGTAGGCTCCATATTCGGCATAGGAACGGTTGTTTCTAACGCAGACCGCCTTGTAACAGCCGCAGGAAGCATTATCGCCAACGGGCAGGTATCAGCCTCTAGCACACAGATATATACGGTTTCTGGGGCAATTTCAGCGGCTGGTTTTGTAAGCGCCGCAGCCGTAAGGATTAAAGACTGCCTTGCCGTTGTAACCGCCTCCGGTAGTGTGGTGGCAGACGCAATCAGATTGCGGGTGGTTAACGGAACGATTGTTGCGGAAGGGTTCCTTTCTGCCAGCATAGGATTTGAGCTAGATTCAGAGGCAAACATTGTTGCTACCGGCAGTCTATCAGCCGTAGCAAACAGCATTGCAAGCGCAGTTGCAAGCGTATCCTCAAGCGGTACGGTTGTCTGCACTCTTTACAAATTTGGCGAGGAGTGGGTTTTAGTAGCCGACCAGCCGAACACATGGACTGCGGCCAACTTCCAAAGCGACACATGGACACAGGCATCGGTTAGTACGGACTCATGGACACCCAATACCCTACAAAACGACACTTGGACACAACAATCTTCGGGAAGTAACACATGGCAATAACAAGAGTTACCTTTGGAGAGTGGCTACCTGACCAGCCTGGGGTTATCGGTGCGCTGACCACGGCCAAGAACTGCTTTCCTAAAGCCGTTGGCTACGGGCCGTTTCCGAACGAGGAAGATTACTCGGACGCAGCCGCCCAAGACCTGACTAACGTGGTGGCCGCGAGGGACATCAACGGAGATACTAGGGTATTTGCCTCAGGAACAACCAAGTTATTTAGACTCGACTCAACCGATTTTAGCCTTGACGACATTTCTGCCACGACCTACACGGGCGCGACAATGTGGAAGTTCACGCAGTTTGGCAACAAGGTCATTGCCGTAAACGACGCGCACACAATGCAGGCTTACGACCTCACAACGTCTGGTAACTTCCAAAGCCTATCTTCTGACGCGCCAAGGGTAAGATATGTAACAGCCGTTAGGGACTTTGTTGTAACTGGGTTTCAGTCTGGCTATCCAAGTAGAGTCCAATGGTCTGGGATTAACAACGAGACGACCTGGGCAGCATCTGCCACAACACAAGCAGACTTTCAAGACATCCCTGACGGCGGTAGGGTTCAGGGGGTTACGGGTGGCGAGTTTGGTCTCATCCTGATGGACAGGAGCATCCATCGGATGTCCTACGTTGGGACACCCTTGATATTCCAGTTTGACAACATATCCAGAAACCTTGGGTGCTTTGAGGCAAACTCGGTTATCCAATGGCAGGGCATTACATACTTTCTGTCTGACGACGGGTTCTATGCTTGCAACGGGCAGGCGGTGGAAAACATAGGCGCGGAGAAGGTAAACAGGTTCTTTTTTAACACACTAAGGTCGGCTGTTCTTGACGAAATGAGTACGGCTGTTGAACCCTCCAAAAACTTAGTAATGTGGGGCTATCCTTGCACAGACCTGACCTACCGTGTGCTGATGTACCACACCCCAACCAAAAGGTGGGCTTACGCAGATACCACGGCAAACAGAATCTCGTCTAGTTCAACGCCAGGAACGACGCTAGAGGGGCTAGACTCATTTAGCGCAAGCATTGATGACCTGATGACCCCGCTAGACTCTAGGCTGTTTGTTGGTGGTGACTTACAATTGGCTGGTGTAAAAGGCGCAAAAATCATTACTTTTTCGGGTCAGCCAAAGACAGCCACGATTGATACAAACGACATCGAGACAGGCTCAAATCAGTCCATGCTTACACTTGTAAAACCAATTGTGGACAACGGGTCTGGTTCGGTAGCCGTAGACTCAAGATTAAAGTTAAACGAGACAATTGGCTTTAACAGCGTGACTGCCGCAGACTCAGAAAACCGCGTGGGTATTCGTTCCTACGGGCGTTACCACAGGGTCAGGCTTGAGCCGTCGGGCAATAACTGGTCATCTGCCATCGGGGTGGATGTAGAGATTCAGCAAGCGGGTACTAGGTAATGTTTAGAGTTCTACCATACCAAGGTGGCAACCCTCGGGAGATTTCTGAGGTGGTCAACAACCTGATGAACGGCAAGTCCAACAACACGGGGACTATCACCCTTGCTACGGGCAACGCTACCACCACGACCCTAGTAGACGAGCGTATTTCTGTATATACAAAAATTGTCCTGATTCCGTTCTCGGACGCGGCAGAAGCTGACTCTGCGCCCTACGGTGCGTTTCAGGACACGACTGACCAGGTGGCGGCTGATACGACCACGGCGTACCCAATGACGCTTAACACCACGGACTACTCAAACGGGGTGTATTTGTCTAATAGTTCCAGAATGAACGTGCGGAACTACGGGATTTATAACCTGCAATTTAGTACGCAGTTCGTTAATACCGACAGTCAGATTCACGACATTGATGTGTGGTTTCGCAAAAACGGGACGAATATCGCTGGCTCTAACAGCCGGTACTCAGTCCCAAACAGCCACGGCGGTGTAGACGGACACCTGATTGCGGCTTTGAATTTCTTTATAGAACTGAACGCCAATGACTACATGGAAATCATGTGGGCAACGGACGACATAACGGTGAGTATTCAGCAGTTGCCGACTAGAACTAGCCCAGACACACCGGCAACCCCGTCGGTCATCGCTACCATGCAGTATGTCGCACCGTCGGCTTACTCAAACATTTACGTCTCTGCCCAACAAGCAGGACAGGCAACAATTACGCATTTTTCTAACGCTACGGCGAACAAGACTTATGCTTACATTTTGGTTGGATAATCTTTATAATAGGTGATATATGGCAGAACAAGTCACAACCTCGCAGATTGACCCCGCGCTAAGACCGTTTCTTACACAGGGACTAGAACGCGCCCAACAACTGTTTCTGACTGGGCCACAGCCCACGTTCTTCCCAGGCCAAACCTATGTCTCCCCATCGGCGCAGACAGAGCAAGCCCTAGCCCAACAAGAGGCTCTGGCTACCGGCGCACAACCAACCCTACAAGCCGCACAGCAAGCCTACCAATCGTCCCTAGGTCAGATTGGGCAGACAGCCGCAGGTGGATTCTTGCAAGGCAATCCCTACCAACAGGCAATGCTTGCCGCCGCTACACGCCCACTTACACAACAATTTAGCGAACAGGTATTACCAGGCGTTGCAAGCCTTTATTCTCGCGCTGGACGCTACGGGTCAGGCGCAATGGAGCGTGCCCTTGGTGGGGCTTCTGAGGCGTATGGAAGGGCTTTAGGCGACGTTTCTGCCAACATCGTTGGTCAGGACTACGCTCGCGAGCGTGGACTACAACAACAGGCTCAAATGGGTCAGGCAGCACTAGCCCAAGCCGCCCCAGCCTTCTACCAACAGCAGTTTCTGCCAAGCCAGACGCTTGCACAGGTTGGTGCAGCGCGGGAAGCAATCGCCGCACAGCCCCTGCAAGAGCAGATGGCTAGGTTCTCGTTTGGGCAACAGCAACCGATTCAATCCCTTATGTCCTACCTCTCCTCTGTCTACGGTACTCCGCTTGCAAGTTACGGACAGCAGACCACGCAGTTACCTGAGAACAAGTTTATGGGCGGTCTAGCAGGTGCGGGATTGGGATACCTTGGTGGTTCGTTATTTGGTGGTACTCCCCTTACCTCGCCAGGACAGGCAGCAGGGTTAGGCGCACTAGGTGGCGGGTTGCTCGGCTACTTCCTATGATTTAGGGGTTTATTACTTTGACCTACTGGTGTGACAATTCGGCGGTGTGGACGCACTACGGAAATGCGTCTAGCATCATCTTCCCAGCGTGGGAGAAAGCCTTTGCCGCAGTCATTAACCACCACCTGCCAAGCGTAAAGGACGAAGATTTACGCAGACGGATGATTAAGTTTGTCCAAGAGGAGATGTCCCACGCAAGTGCCCATGAGTCATTTAACGACAGGCACAACCTCAAGGACGCAGAGAAGCAAGAGTTTGCGAACACCAAGATAATCCACCGCAGACCGGGGATGACTTTCTGGCTAGGGACTATGGTATCCATAGAACACCTAGCCTCCTGCATGGCAAGGTCTTACATTGACCGTTGGGGAACCAGAGAAGGTCGAGACTTCAAACTGTTCTGTTGGCACGCGAAGGAAGAACTCGGGCACAAAACCCTAGCCCTAGACCTGTGGGACTACCTAGGGCTGTCGCGCAAGGAATTACGCAAGATTGCCCGTGTCAACCAGAAGTATGTGATTGGGTTCTTGCTAAGTTACACAATCAAGAAGCTCAAGGAAGAAAAGTTGTTGTGGAAGGTATCCACATGGAAAG